GTGAAATGACGTGTAAAGGCACTGTAGACCACGCCAGATAAGTTGGCTCTCCTGAACTCCATCATCACTCTGGCCGGGTATTCATCGCCGTAGCAGGTTATACGAGTCCATGATTGTTGTGGGCCGCGAGGGTCGTAGTATAGAGGGCCAAGACCTGTATTGGGGTCTATATTTACTTTGTAAACTATCGTGGCGTTGCTGGTGACCGTGCCTTCTGGATAATTGTCAACACGAATATAATCCGGCGCTTCTTTAACTGCGCCATCCGCACCCAGGTGCCCCCCACTGGTTGTTCCCCCGCACATCCAGAGGGCGAACTTCTCTGCCACGGTTCCCGCTCCGGCGGGTTCGGCATAAGTGGTGAATGAAGCATTGTGTCGGTCGCCATTGATGACAACACAAACTCCTTTAACCCCGTTCAACAGCGGATTATCACTGATGGACTTGGGCGTTTGGCCGGAGGCATATAACAAACGTGTATCCCCTTCCGACCATCTAAGAACGCCAACGGCACTCATGGCTCGCCAAGGAATAGGTCTTGTGCGTAATACGAACTTAATGCCTTCACTAGTGTTCAGGTTGTTCAGCGTATCCAACACGGTATCGGTGTTGGCCACTAACCCTTCTCCATCAACGACGACAAATTTATAATCCCCGAGAGCTTTTTGCCACACATACGGCAACGATACTAGAGGGGCAGAAAAGGCAGTTCCATGACAATGCGTGAATAGCGTATTCCACGTCGCGCCACCGGAAGAAAGATCGGTGCGTTCGTGACTGCCCGGAACCATCAGGTGATTCAGTTCAGAAAAATACCGGGCCTCATAAGCAGTTATTCCATCGCCAATCAACCCAAGTCGGAGCATCCATGCTACTGCGAAATCGTATAATAAATTTGTAGTGGCAGGGTCTCCCGTGGATTGATGGCCTGTCCCCGTTAAGTCGTCCACAAGCTGAGTATCGACATATCCGATGTCATCATTGTGCACGGCACACGCTATGGGTATAGAAACTGTATCCGTACTGAACATATCGGCAGCCATATACCCGTAAAAACCGCCATCGGTCTGCGGGTCATAGCAGGTGGAATTGATAATGCGAAACTTGTCTCCCTTTACCGGGATAGCACGAAAAGCAACCGTCAACGTAACTCCTGCTTGCGTAATCGTTCCGGTTAGCTGTGAGAGCGATTGCAGAGTAAGCCCACTCACAGTGAAACTTCCCGTATACCCGGCCCATGTCTGTCCGGCGCGGGGGCCAGAGGGAATAGCCGGTGAACGGTCATCGGCCCACTTAGTCAGAGTGACCGTTCCTGATTGGCCTGCCAGTTCCCACGTCATCGCGCCGTTATCCAGCGCCACGACAACTACTGTGACACCATCGGAAGCGGGTGCCCCTACAATGGCGTTGAACGGAATCCGCGCCATTAAGTCAGGCCATAAAAGTTGTTCGGGATGATGCCGGGGTTGTTTTTCGCAAACTGCACCGCATACTGTAGCTGTGCCCGCGCTAATGGCGTGGTAAACGCCCCCACCAAGATCGAACCATACAGGACATTATTCGTGGCAGGATTTGGTACGTTCAATGCAAAGGTTTGCGTTACAGTCGTCCAAACTGGAGCGCCGGGAGAACTGGTCACTAGAGTTTGTTGAACCGCAATTCCACCCGCTCCGGTACAAGACCACTGTTCAATGACTCCCCCTCCTAAATCAGCGACAATCATCGCGCTGGCGGTATCAGCGGCAACAGTGACTACCGCTTCTTCCGCGTAATTTGTTGGCCCTGAACCAAAATAGATACCAGTGTTATTGGTTGATACTTTTATCCCGGTTTCCAAATAAGAATCAGCCCCTGCATTGTTACCAATCTGAACGCTGAGATTCGTTATCGCCGCCATGCCTTGTAAAAGAATACAAGGGTATTTGCCTGCAAGTGAAGCAATACCGGCACCACCGACAGTAAAAGTTGTGCCGGTACCAAATTCAACATATTTACCATCGTTGGTCGATACGGCTATCGATGGAGTCAGCGTCAGGGTACTTTGCGTGTCCGTCCATGCCGTTGCAGCAGCAGCGGCAGCAGCGTTTCTCGCTGCAAGAAAGTGTTTAACGCCGGGAAAGTTTGTGATGTTGTGCGGGATATATGTGGGTTCAATAGAAATCATACGTAGCCCTCCACGACAAGTTTAAAGTCTGTGTCGATATGACTAGCCTTGTGCGCCCAAGTAGCGATGGTGATCGGGTCGCCGGTTATAGGGTCAAGAAAAGGGATTTCCACCGCCTGTTTTGTAGTGACCCGGACACGTGGGCCAGAGAGAGTTTCATCCAACCAATCAGCGGCAATCAGATCGGAAGGAGGGCCGAAGCAGATATTGAAATATCCATCAACCGCTGCATCGGGAGTCACATTAACCGCCGTCATGCGAACGCCCTTTAGTGGTTGTGAAAATGTCAAGACAACGCTGGCTGTAGTGCTGGCCGTTACCGTAACCTGTGTGACTTGCGTTCCGGACAGGCCAGTAGAGCCGAAGGAAGTGACCTCGTTTCCATCGGAATCGAAAAGAATCGTCTTCGCCGCGCCGGAGATGCTTGTTTTATACCAAGAATTCCCATCGTATTTATAGGCATTGTCTGTATCCGATTCCCAAAAAGTAGACCCTGCGCCAATATCTTCACCGCCGAATTTCGTTGGTTTCGTATCGGTCGATAATCCGGTCAGATCGACCTGATTTCTAATTTGTTGAATAGCCATAATTACTCCTATGATTTCTTGATTCCATAGAATTTAAACGTACCGGATAAACCGGAACTGATATTGATCTTGAAAGCATTAACGGACTTTCCGGCTCCCGTTTCATTCCACATTAAATGTTTGTCGAAAGAATTCTGCACGCCTGTACCGGTCACAGGATAAGAACCTTTCCATTCCATCTGTTTAGAATATGAATTGGTATTAGGATTATATAATCTCAATGTGAATGTAATAGGCAAGGTGGCATGATTATTCAAGCTAGAAATAGTCACATTCGCTGATGCGCCTGTCATCGCTACATTAGGATTACCTACCCAATAATTACTCGCAGAATAATTAGCACCATTGTCCGTAGACACGGTTAAAATCATCGAATCATTATCATTGGTAATTAAAATGTTTTCACCAATCCAGACATAATCATCGTAAACCGTGGTAATTAAACTGGTAACGGCTACATTTGCTACGGCGGAAACAGTGGTGGAACCGAGAAACGCCAAGGAAGCGCCGCTGATATTTTTACTGTTTACACCATTATGATCGTGTGAAGTGGAAGGGGTATAAGTCGGACCCCCCATCCATTCATACAATACATCAATGTCCTGACGGATAGCGTCCATCAGGACTTCATCTAGAGGACTATTAGCGTCTGTTTGACTGGCGGAGATGGTGGAAAATGTTGAAGTTAATGCCATGTGTCACCAAATATAAAAACCATTTCAAAAAGATTAAAAGCGCATAAAGCGAAACCCCAGATATAGTAAGCTAGGGCTGTTGATCCGGCTAACATTCCGCTGGTATCCGCAATGAAAGCATATTCTTTTTGCGCTTCTGTCACAGAAGAATAAGTCGGATACCCCGCAGGAGCGATGAATCCGTATTTTCGATAAAGATTGGTTTGAATAGCTTCTACACTGAGGATATGTTTTTCCAAATCAGGACGAACGGAAGTCAACATCACCGATTCGCTGGACCATCCCGTCGAGTCTTTGTCGAAGGCTTCATCCGTGGTTATGTATTTGATATCGGTGGGTTTCAAGAATTGAGAATTGAAAGCGGCGTCATTCAAGTCTACTTCAAAACTGATGCTGGCTACCGGATTACGATAACGGGCAAGATGTCGATTAGCTAAAGTCTGGGCATAAGCCCCACCATTCAAGGCCGTGATACTAATACTATCGCTAGTGCTACCCAAGGGTAGACTGGAACTTTCCACAATGACACGCACGGATTTAGAAGTATCGGAATCGAATAATTGAAACACTCCGGCTTTATTTAGTTTAACCAATTCTCCAGCGGCGGTACTATTAGGGGCCGTCCAGGATAGTGTATTCGCGGTGGAACCTGTGGCGTAAGTTAATGTCCCCGGTCCGGTGCTGTTATCGTAGGAAACGTGAAAAAGATTCACCCCGGTTATATTAGTCGGTTGGGTGTAAGTCCGGCTTCTGATCCATTTGGATTTTATTTCCTTAGTCGCTGTCTCGTTCCATTCGGAAGTGCTTAACGAAGAAGAATCCTGAGTTATGTAAACACTCTCATAGTTTTCCCATCCATCGCTTCCCGATTCGTCATAGTCATACATGACAATCACGCGATTGGCGAAGTTCTCTTTATATCCCGAATCTTGGGAAACGGAATCTTCCAATATATTGAAATTATCGTTCCATGACTGGACGGACTGACCGGGGATTACAGGAGCGAAGACTTTATAACTTATCTTATTTCCATCATGGATAAGAAACGAATTCGTCTCTATCTGTAATTCATTCAGATATTTATCGGCATCTTCCGGCTTGGTGATGACTCGATTGAAGATCAGAGTATTAAGCCAAGTATCTCTTTCCGTGGCGAACTTGGTACTGTCTATATAGACTGTCGAAATATTCATCCGGCTGGAAAGCATATCATGGATGATATTGACCGGATTGGTATTTCGATAATCCAGAAATTGAGTCTTGCGGCTATTCTCTACCGGGATTTTCTTGAGTCCTTCTGTCATGTCATCGGCCACGGAGATATCCAGCTCATCCCCGTTTCTTGACCAATCGGTAATTTTCCCCGTGAAAGTTTCGGCATAATCGGAGTAAGTAAAACCAGAAACTAGAAAACCTTCCTTTCGGACAATACGTCTGTTTTTAAGAAACCGATTACCGATAAGGCGCTTGATTATATCCCTACCGGCGATAGAGAAAGTCATTTTACCTCTGGTCGTATAACCGGCTTTTGTATCTATCTTGTTTTGTAGAGAGGATATATCGGTAAGAATCGGCTGAACATCGTTGAACCCGCCTGTATTCTGTCCGAATTTATAAGTAATGTTATCCAATGTCATTTCGATAATGACGTTCGGATGATTGGAACCTTTCTTTAATTCCGATACATAGGCGGCTGTCAGAGTAATCGGCATTACAGTTTCCTACCTGTCAATTCAATCCTGATATCTCTAAGATGATCTGAATTAATTGGATTGTCGAATTTTAAATCAGGCCGGACTAGCCAAACATCGGCTGAGGATCCTGTTGAGTCCCAAGCCATGATGAAATTCTTAGGGCCATGAGTCTCGAACCATGTCTTGACGGAAGTATAAACTCCCGTGCTTTGATTGTTGAGATTGATGGATAGCTGACGTTCCGTATAACGTGTATGAATACCTGTAACGTAACCACCTTGACTTAGATTGACGTTTGCTTTGATCTCTTGTCCATAAGGATCGAAGGGAGCTTGGATATAGTCCAATTCCGTCTTGGTGCCCAATGAAAGAATACTTATAAATGTTTCCGTCACGGTTGATCTTGAAAATACAATTCTCCAATAACGATAAGCTCCAGGTGAAGCAAATTCCGCCAAAATGGCTCCGGTAGTATTTACCACCATATCCACGAGGGTCGAAGAAGAAACAAAATTGTCACTAGAAGCATTTACCGTGAGCGTGGAGCCATTCAAGTTATGCCCTAAAATTGCAACATAATCCGCCGGATAAACATTCCCCGCTCCGGCGTCGAAATTAATGGCTCTAATCGTCGATATACCGGTTGACCTTTCTTTCCATGAATTCACTTCCAGCCAGTTATGAATGTAATCTATGCTGTAATCTCCGGTGGAATTCGTCGTGGGCGCGTTCATCGTTGAACCTGTCGATCCCAACATATTATTCCAGAAGAATTTAAGTTTTGAACCTTGCATCAGACAGTCCTGATATTCAGATTGATATTTCTATCTCTGGCATCGTTAATACCCGGAACGATTACATCGTCAATCAATCCCTGCCAATAGGCTCTATCTCCCATGCCATTCTGGATATTGATGGTGATATTTTGAGAAGGTAGTTGTTGTGTTCCCGTGGGGCCGGGTTGTGAAGATGCTCCGACATTTGTAACGGAGATGGCTCCACCACCGCCCACGGAAGGAGCACTACTGGAAGTTCCGAAACTGGCTGATTTAATTGCTCTGATTTGAGCAAGCCCTTTTGCAAGCATCAATCCGGCAGGAATCAATCCCCAAGGATAACCGCCGCCTTTTTGAAATGACTGAAGAACTGCATCAGGCAATGAGACGGCAGCATTAGCCAACGCCAATGATTTATTAATATTGAATAATGTTTTGCTGGATGTCGCAACGGAAGAGGTTAATTCTTCTCCGGTTTGTAATACATTTTGTATTTTTTGAAAATCGGTTAATTTTTGAAATTTTAATCCTTCAAGTTGTGCCTTAGCATTCATGTCCCCCATTCTGGCGAGATGTTCTAATTCACTTTGCTCAATCAATGAATCTCTATCTGCTTTGCTTATAATTTCCATTTCATAAGCTATTTGAATATTTTCTAATCTTCTATCGAATTGTTCCTGTAAAAGAGTATCTTCATCCAAAATAGATTCTCTGATAACTTCAAGTTTTCTTTTTCTCTTTTCTTGTTCTCCGGCGATTATGATTTCAGTCTGTCTGGTAATACCTTCCCTAGTAAGTCCTTCACTGATTTCGTTTTCTGCACGGATGGCGTCTTCTGCCGCACGTGCATGTTCTAAGGTACTTCTAATCCTGCCAGCTTCTTCTTTTTTAAGAATTTCAGTTATTCTTTTTTGATGCTCGAATTCAAGAGCCTCGCTGTCTTCTATAGTAAGAACCTTCCCTGTTTTAGGAAGGTCACCAAAACCACCCTTACCGATTGGTTTACCAAAATCTCCACCTTCAAAACGCTTGAATTCAGGTTTTTTCAATCCAAGTTTTATCAGATCGTCGGCGTTTCGCATTTCATCCAATAATTCTCTAACATTACGCAACAATGTTGTAATTATTCCAGTAGTTGCTATCAATCCTGCATTGACAGTTGATGTACGACCAAATGCTTCTAACATCTCGTCCCAGGCTTTACTTAAATCCCCCGTAGCTTTGGTAATGCCGGTATTCATCTCTTCGGCTGTTCCGGCAAACGACCCTTTCAAACGATCAAGAATGACACGCTGTGCTTCTGCTGTCTGTCCAGTTTCTTGTAATTTTTTAATCATGTCTTTTTGCTGGTCCGATAAATCAATACCAGCACGTTTCAATAAACCGAAAGCCGTTTCAGGATCAACTAATGATCTTCCAAGTTTAGCCGCCGCTTCGGGGATATCTTCACCAAAAAATGCAGCAACATCAGCAGATAGTTTCAAGGCATCGGTAAATACCTCACCATGAATATTCCTAAACTTGAGAAGTTCTGCTTGTGCCCCACGGATTGATTCATCATCGAATTGAGTAGATAAGGCCATAGAATCAGCCATTGCGTCCAACTGAATTTTAGTAAAACCTGCGGCCTCTCCAGTGGCACGTAAAACAGCAGTTATCCGATTTTCGGCCTGCTCGGCTTTTTTGGCTTGTTCTATTATTGCATCACCGTAACGCACTAAAGTATTTATTGAAAATGCCACCCCTAATACACCACCAAGCTTTTTAACAGCAGACCCTAGTTGATCAAAATCGCCACGAATCTTCTGTATGTCTTTTGTAATCTTCGCCGTGTTCATGGCAATATCGACAATAAGAGAACGGGCAACGGCCATTAGCGTTTATATCCTTTCAGATTGGCTTTCATGGTAGGTTCCAGCGGCGGTTGTTTCTTTCTGGATTCATCGAACAATTCCTTTTCAACATGGAAATAAGAGCGCCATTCCGAAATTTCCAGACTGCTGATATTGGAAAGGAGTTGTCCGACTGTCATTTTTAGTTCACGAGCGAGGGTGAAGTAGAAGTATCGTTCCCCTCGCTCTCGGAGTTTTTTATTAGCGCCTCTTCTTCCTTGGCACCGATACCGTTAATTTCCGTGGCGATAGTGTAAAGACGGTCCAGAGCTTTAGCACTTTTACCACCGAGAGATTCTATATCCTTATCCGAGAATAGACGTTTACCGTCTTCCCCCACGAGGCACATGCTCAAAAGCTTGGCCCGGAGATTCTTGTAATTCGATTTCCGGTCTTTACCTCGTCCCTCGAATAATGAATCCTCGAATTGATCCCGTTCCGTCCCGGTCATCATTTTAATGATGACATCGCCTTTCCATTCAGGGATAGGGACTATGCGGGTAGTAAGATCGTTTACTTCCAGAATATCTTTTCTGCTTAAAACCATATTGCCTCCTCGTTAAACTGCGTCGATATAATGAACTGAACTGGTGATTTCCAAAGTAATAGAACCTTTGACAACATCGTCTATGGCTCCGGTCAGGGCTAATCCGGTAACATAAGCATCCAGATAAAAAGCACTCGGCTGACTAGCGGCGGTTCCGTTATCGGTAAATTTGATATCGAAAATACGCTTCGTCCTGGCAGCACGGTCGTTCTTCAATGCTGTATGCAAGGCTGTGGCGTTACTGTCAAAAATAATATCCATCGACAACTGGCCTTCATCACGAATCCCCACCTGTTTTTCTTTGGCTGTGGAACCGAGATGAGTTATATCTATAATCCCTGCGGAACCTGACGGGCCGTTGAACCCTGTAACGGTTCCAATAGCTGACATGGAATGACCTGTCAGGGTTATGGAAATACCGGATGACTGAGCTATAACCGTTTCATAAACCGTCATCACGGTGGCTGCTACAGTTAGTGGTGTGAAAATGCGAGTAGAATTCGCGGTGGAATTCGTTTCTATCCTCATAGCAGTCGTAAAACCATCAACAACAAAACTACCCACATCAGAACGGGTAATCGTATCGTTTCCCGCGCCCGCAACGGTCGTAAATAGAATAGTTGCAGCAGCAGTCAAAGCCGTAGACCCTGCCGCCGTGGATTGGCGTCTGATCTGGACGCCTTGTGCTTCGATAGGCATGTTAGTTAGTCGTCCAGGTTAAAGGTCCGCTCAATTCCAGACTGATGCTGGCCTTGATAACGTCGTCAATCGCGCCCGTGATGGAAAACCCGGTGCAATAGGCGTCCGCATGAATCATAGTGGTTGTGGCATCGGTGAATTTAATTGCCAGCTTTCTCCGCGAACGCGCCGCCCGATCAGTTCTAAGATTCGTCTGGCCTATATCGGTGGATAGATACAAAACATCGAAATTCACCTGTCCCTCATCCGGCAAACCCATCTGTTTTTCCTTGGCCGTGGATTGCAAAGTAGTGATATCAATCACGCCGGCAGACCCGGAAGGTCCGTTGAAACCTGTAATACCTCCGACACTGACCGCCGTGGACATTGCGGTGGAAGTAGACCAGAAAATTAATACGCCTTGTGATTCTATTGCCATTTCGTTCTCCTAAAAGGCCCGCCGGACACCGCTCGATCACGAGGAGGCATCCCCATAGAACCAAGCGGGCCGACGGACACTACTCGTTGTTGATAATCCCGTAATCTGCCGTGACTCTGTATTTGTCTACAGCATCTTCGTAAAGATCGCTGTCAGATAACAGAATCGCTTTGAAAGTGGTTGTTGCATCCAACACCGTATGGATATTGGCGGATATAGACTTCACCTGACTGTAAGACGTGGAATAAACATCTATCTGAATCGTGGGGTGTTCCGAATCCAGATAACCGGATAATCCGTTGTAGCGTTCCCCGCTGATTCTGGTATAAATAATATGCGGATAAGCAGAATCTTGCGGGGAACGTAAAGGATAAATACGGTTACTGCTTAGAGTGGTTATCAATGTCGAGCTAGTTAAAGCGGTATAAAGCTTCTGTTCCAGTGGCATTATTTGACCTTGATTATTCCCATCTTGATATCTCCGATAGATTTACCTAAAGCTTCTTTCATGGCACCCAACGCTTTCTCTAAATTCTCATCGAAGGCCGGTCTGAGAAAAGGTTTAGCCGCCACATGCCCCACTGTCTTATCGCCCCTGACAATTTTATGGCCTCTTTCCACTAACGCTCCGTACCATGCCGAAGGACTGAATCCGATAATGTCACGTCTGAAATAGGCAGGCATACGCTTGGCCTTTTCTGCTTTGATACCTTTCTTTAAAGTCCCTGGGGGATTAGGATATTTAATCCCTTCCCACTCGCGGGCGCGTACAGGGGCTTTTGAACGGGCAGCTTTCAAGATGATATTGGAACCAGCCCTAACAGCTTTATCCAAAGCTTTCTTTTGAAGCTGTTCAGGGAATTGTGATAACTCTCTTTTAAGTTCGTCCAGCCCTTCAATCTTTATTTCAAAGTCAGCCATTAGCTAACCTTTTGGCACTCAAGCAGAAGTTCCCTGTCTGCGTTTCTGACATTGATTACCGAACGAATGTTGTAATCATTCCCGCCATAAACCAGTTTCATCTTTGGAATAACTCCGGTGATGTAGCGGAGGCGAAATAGAATAGTGTCTTCGGAGATAGTGCGTTGTCTTAGAAACTGCTCCACTCCTTTCTGTGGGTCAACTTCCGCCCATCGATTCGCCGCGTAGTCACTCCACGTCATCACTCGTTCGCCGTAAGCATCGGCCGCTTCCGCCGCCTGCTGAATAGTGACTTTGGCTTTAAGCCGTCCGACTCTCATGGGATCAGAGGGAAAACGTACTCATCCAATAAACCGTCCACATAATTCCGGGGAATTTCTTCAATCCTCGCCTCCGTCAAAGACTCCCTGTTTTCAAACATATCCAAGGCCCGCATTTTTATCCATTGGACAATAGGTTGAGGAATCAATGCTGTTGAATAACCGCTGATATATTGAATTGTGATAGCGTGCTTTTGATCCCGGATTGAATCAGGCCATTCATTACCGTAAGCCGGATAAATACGTCCCGGTTCGCTGTTGAAGTCCACGGTGAAAACGGTCGAACCGATTGTTGTAGTATCTCCTGCGGTCGTGTCTTTGACGTAAGTGATACTAACATTTGTCGATACAGTCGAAAGCGGAGGCTTGGGAAGCTCGATGATTGCTGTATCGTTGGCAAAATCATCCAGACGCAGTTGCCATGTTTTAACTATCAAAGCTCTTCGCGTCAAATGTTCCGCCTGTTTACGAGCTACAACGATATAATTTCCTAATAACCCATCTTCCGCTGTAGAGTCGGTAGATTCCATGCGGAGGTATGTTTTCAGTTCCGCGACGGTAACAGGTTCAATCGTGGATTCACTTACCAGAGTTAAGACCACGCTTCCTCCGTCTATCTTCCGGTGCTGTTTTAGTCATAATTTCCACTTCTTCGATGCAATTGGCCTTGGAAAGTCTGTCAGCTTCCAAGTCCGATAAATGCACGATATGACCCAATTCGGCATAACCTTTGGGATTGCCCGACTCGTCTTTTAATCGGAAAGGACTGATAACACGATAGCGTCTCATGACCAGATTTTATCGGATTCTTTCAAAGCCATTTCCGCTCCTAGATATTGTTGAATCTGGGCTTCGCGGATGTTAATTTCATGTGTCATCCGAGAACGGATATCCTGAATTTCTTTATCGATTCTCACTTTCTTTTCCTTAGTCGTTTGAAGCATCATCTTTACTTTCTTGTTCCAAGCTCTCAATTCTGGTTCTTGGAAACCATAAAGAAAACGGGTTTTAAGAAGATCGGCTTCAGGCGGGATATATATTTTAATCCCCATGCCTACCGCAACACCGAGAAAATATTCACAGGAAGGCCGCTGTGATTCGTACTCACTTCCTACAGCCATGTCTACACCATAGATATGAATTTCCTCGGCGCCTTCATGAATTGCCAAGGCAATCATCCATGAAACAGAATTGGTAAAATACCCGCCAAACTTCTTGATCATTTCTTCTATTGGATAGGGAATACTGGTTGGAACTAAATCCCATTTCCTTTGCATATAAACAGGACAACTCTTTTCCTGTGTCCACTCACCCATCGTCTTCAGATAATCGTTGACTGGTTGACCACGGAATTTCGTATCGCCACGTCTTAAATATGTTTCACCCTGTTGGGTGATTTCATGTATTTCAAACCATTTATTCGCTCTGGGTATGTGGGGGTAAAGGTTATTTACCCCCCATATCTCAAAACTTAAATCATCGAACGGAGCCAAGGACTTTGACTGCGAACAACCGAC